ATTCAATTCTGATGCATCAATAAGTCCTGTTGTAGTAGTCAACTCAGTAGCACCAATAGCAGTGATTAATGCCATCACTTTGCCACCTGTGAAGGATTGATCATATATAATTCGTACAGCTGCTCCGTGTGCCATAGTGATTTACCCCTTTTCCTCTGCTGTTTTATTAAATATCAATTTAGCTATTCTTTTCTTTTCAGTTTCTAAAGCAGAAGCGATTTTACTTTTCAATAACGTATCCAATTGTTTTCTACCTTCTAAACTATTTCCAGCTAATATATTACTAATTATATCTTTTGTTTCCATTTAACGATCTCCCATTATCTTTAATACTTTTTCCATATCTATTTCATTAGTCAATTGTTCAACACTCTCTTGCTCTGCAGGTGGAGCTTGTTCAGGAGGTTCTGAAGGTTGTGGTGCACCAAATGCGGCTTCGGGTGGCCCTTCAGCTCCTGGCTCACCTTCCATTCCTTCCATCGGCGGCCCATGTATACCAAATTCTTTAGTAGCATCTTTTGCTATCTTATCGCCCTTAACCTCTTTCTTAATCTCTTTTTCCATTTCACGTACTTCTTCATCAGTTAATTGCAATACGTTTTTCTTGATCCAAGCCATTGAAAAATAACGTCCAGAATATTCTGCAATTTCTCTCAATACACCCATTCTAGCCAACAACATTTCTGAATTTTTAGTTTCTCTGTAATAGCTATCTTCTGACCATTTATATTGCATTTCATGCTGAATAATAGACCATTCTTCTTCACGGATAATACCTTTTAATATCAATTGAGCTCTAAGTAGAGTATCAAACATTTTAGAAAATTGGTTTCTAAGCCTGCCTACAAACTTTGAAAACTTTAATTCATCTCTAGTAATTTCAGATTCTCTACCTAAAGAAAATCCACTATCACCTTCATATCTGGATGGTGGAACATTTAAAGATTTAAGCAGTTTTTTCTGGAAAAACATCACATCTTCCATTTCGCCTAAATTCTGACCGCCTGGCAATGTAGATATTTCTGTGCCTCTACCACCTTCTCTACGTGGCAGCCAAAAATCTTCTAGCATACTCATATGCTTTCTGTCATCTTTGATTTCACCTGTATCGACATCATAGACCAATTTATTCTGAAACCTTCTCATCTGATCTTGTAGATATTCTTCTGCCTTACCTTTAGGTAAATTACCTACATCAATATAAAACAATCTTCTTTCTGGTGCACGACTTATACGATATATAACTGTTGAATCTTCCATCATCCTCAATTGATTCATGGGCTTAATTGCTTTATGCAAATAACTCAACACCATACCTTTTTTATTATCTTGCAGCCCTGAATGAATATAAGAAATAGCATCACCTTTGATCTTGATCCCCTCAGTCATTTGTTTAGTTGGATCATTTGGTTTATCACTATACATATAAAATTCTTCTATACGACTAACAAGTTCTACACCATTTTCAGCTCTTTCTCTTTTTACTTCTTTAATCTTTCTAATTTTTCTTGGATCTATTTGACGTATCTCTTGTATACCTTGTTTTGGTTTTTCATCATCAATAACCATATGATGATACAATCTACCATCAATATACCAATTACGAAATGTTTCATATCCATTCTTATTAAAATTCAATAACTTTATAATATGAGTAAATTCATCATGTATTTTATCTTTAATAGTATCTGAAGTATCCAACTCAGTTAAATCTAAAAATATAGCATCTTCTCTTTCTGAAGAAATAACTATAGCTTCATTGACTACATCATCAACAGCTGCATCAACTTCTGATTCAACAGCTAAACCCCTATACCTATTAATTAATTCAATTTCATTTTTAATCTTACCTTCCATATCAACATAATGACCCAAAGCACCGCCACCGACAGCGACCTCCACTGAACCATCATTTGTTTCTGGCGCAGAAAAAGATTTTAAATCTTTCTTTTTCTTGGTAATTTCAAAACCGAAAATATTTGCCATAAAAATATCCAATAAGGGGCGAAATTTCGCCCCTTGCTTTTGTTATATTTATAAGTTATATACTTCCACCAACACTCAACGTACCGAATACAGGGAGTTTGACTTCAGCATTGAAGCTAGCAATTGGTTCTTCAGTAGTATCTACTGTTTCCCACCAATCATAAGCCCAAGTAATAGCAAATTCTTCTGGATCAGCTGTATCCCAACCTAAATCCATTGCTGGAATTTCAGTTGGCCAAGCACCAACCATTACATATTCTCGTATTGGTTGACCTGATTTGCTATAATGGATAACTCTTGCATCTGTTACCAAATCAGCTGGATTATCAGCTGATGCCCTATTAGTAGCATTACCTACAATCAATTCATGCCAGGCTTCCATGAAACGTCTGATACCAAAATCTTCATCATTGAGTACAGTAGTTTCCCAATCTGCAAATTCCTTTTGGCCTGGAAATTTTACAATCCGTCCAAAATAATTTAATTCTACAGGTGTTATTGTACTGCCTGGTATTGACGCTGTTTTAGCTAGATAAGTAATTTGCCTAGCTTGATCTGCATAACCACTAAGTGCAGCTGGCGTTGGTATCCTAACTTCATAAAGATTAGCTCGGGCCCCACCGCCAGGTAAATTTGATCTAAAATCATTTATATTAAATGCCATTTTGTCCTCCTATTAGACAGAACCTACAACTTCACTGAACTCTACACCGCTTCTAACAGCGACAAAATTAAGTTGAATGAAATTAATTGAACGAGCTGGTTTGATAAAAATATCTCCAACAAATTCATTCCTGTCTATGACCTCGGAAGTATTGTTGGTGCTATCACATATAACTAGATAATCATATACACCACGTCGAGCTTTAATGTTTCTTAAAAATGGTTCTACCATATTTTTAAATGATGCTCTAGTAAATTCATCATTGAATTCAAAGAGTAAATTCCTAGCTGCTCGTGAAATTGATTTTTCTAATACCACAAACAACCTTCTAACGTTGATCCTATCAAATGCAGATGGTTTAGATAAAAGTGTTTTATCACCATACAGCAATGTACCTTGTCCTGGCATAGACACCACTGGATTGACTCCAGCTTTATAGATACTATCTCTAGCAGCTTTATCTGGATTAAAATGCAATTTTACTACATTCTTAATCTGACCTCTAGTAAATCCAGCTGGGCTCCACCAGGCATCTTGATTATTTTCTGTTCTAACCATCAATCCAGCAATATCACCATTTAGCGGAACATCTCGATACACATCATTGTATGCGTCATACATTCTTTTGTATCCACTATCAGCAACACCATAAGAAGATGATGTGAGTGCATTTGCCCATACTACTAACGCATCCGCTTTAGTTGAATTTGTACCTGTACTAATAACTGCAGTTTTAGCTGTGCCTCTTTCAGGGCTAATCACAGCAATTGCATCTTTTCTATATTCAGCTACATCACTGATTAATTGTCCTTGTAATGTTGAAGATGCATCACCAGAAATAATTATACCAACATCTGTAGTATCTGTATCTCTTAGTAATCCATATCCTTTTTGATCTGCTGTATATCGTGCAGCATCACCATTACCATAAGAATTGTTATTGCCAGCAGCACCAAGTTCTATGTCCAAATCCAATGGAGTTGATATATCTACAACATTATCAGTAGTAGTAGATGTTATAGCATCCCACTCTGTATCAATAGTTTCTCCTCCATCTGACCAATTTCCTGTAGAATAGATATATTTTGAATTTCGGCGAATAACATCTCTATGATAATTACTATTGCCATTTTCATCTTTAGCATCACTAGCTAATGAAACATGGGCATATTTTTCTAAAATAGTGCCAGGTATACCAGATATATCTCCAGTTCTATCAACAACCACAATGTGTATTTCATCGCCAATAGAAACTACACCATTTTTAGTTAATACATAATTTGAAGTGCCTGGAGCTCTATCAAACAAACTAGAATAATCAACTGAAGTACTTATACCATTTTGGATATAATTTCTTTTCCAATCAGCAAAAGTACCATCATGAAAAACTCCAATCTGCAAACTATTTCCTAATGCGCCAGGATACCTTGCAACAAATGCTCCATTTCCTAACGTTGCACCAGCATCATACTCATCTTCATTTCTGATCAAATTTACTGTTGCCTCATTATCCGTGTTGGTATGACCATTGGCTGCATCCGTTCCAACTGTTCTAATTACTTGTAATGATCCACCGTAGGCCAAAAAACTAGATGCTGTCAACCAATTGGCTGCAGTATCCCCATCTGGTTTTCCATAAGTTGAAACTAATTCCCTCTCTGATGTAATCGTTGTTATTTTATCAACCGGCCCCCACTTAAATCCAGCTGCAATAACTGCGGCTGAAGTTACAACGGGCGACACTCGTTCTGTCTTATCTATTTCCGTAACATTTACGCCTGGGCTAACTTGAAATGCCATAATTTTTTTCTCCTATATATAGATTGATTTGCAAAATCATAACTCTTTTCGCATCATTATTTATAAAAGTGCACTTTTTAGAGCTCATTTGCATATCCAATCCTAGAACCTTCTGCGTATTCCCATCTCTGGCCAGTATTATCTACAAATCCATCATCTCCGATACCATCAGACAAAACTGCAAAGGGAAGCATGCTTTCTTCGATAGCTTTCATCTGATCTTCATACATTTTTGTTCTTAAATCTTGATCATTCAATTCTTTAAAATATCTTTGATTAGCCACCCATGAAAATAAAACTAATGTCATTACTAAATCGTCAGTATGACCTTCTTCAGCCTGGTATGATTTACCTTTTACAGCGAAAGTAGTCAATTCACGCACTGTATTGTAATCTCTAATAATTATCTGATCTTCTTCTATTAAATCTTTTAATACTCTACACCCTATCCTTTTAACATTAGGTGTAGTCTTAACGCCAAAACTTGTACCTCTACTAAAACCTGGCGATAATACTTGTCCTGCCCTACCTTTTATCACAGAAGATAATACATTTTCATATTCCAAATCATAATATAAAATATCAGCTACCTGTGATCCAATATCATTAACTTCTATCAGCACAAAGGCACCATTATAATCTTTAGCTGCTTTTTCAATTACTGTTGGATACAACATAGGTGAAATTTCATTATCTCTATATCTACCTACTAATCTATATGGCGTATCTGTAATGTCTGTAATGGTAAAAGCTGAAAAATCCTTGCCCGCCCCTCTAGCTACATCACAAGAAATAAAATACATTCTATTAGGATTTGGAAATTCCCATAAATGCAATCCATCTTTATTGTATATTGGTTCAGTGAAAGTTAAATTCCTAAGCTTACTATGATGTATTAAAGTATTAGTTGAACCTACAAATTCTGTTTCAAATTCTACTCTAAACTGATCTTCTGATGTATTCCTGATTGTCTGTTCTTTCCAGGCAGCATCTCGGCCTGGCACAGCTGACCAGTGAACATCAATCGGTACATAATCACTTCTGCCCTCTGTAGCAGCAGTCCACATTTTAAAGAATTGATTCATACCATTTGGCGTGGAAACAATTAAAACTTTAGTTGTACTACCAGATGAAATGGTAGGGTATACTGATCGGAAAAAATCTTGTGCTATGTGTTCTGGAACAAATGCGAATTCATCTAAAAATATTATATTAAAAGTTCCACCCCTAATAGCACTAGATGAAGTAGAACTAGCTAAAATCTTTGATCCATTTTCTAATTCTATATTACCTTTATTCCATTCTACAACCCCTTGTTGTAGCCAAGGAGGTAAATGTTCATATGCTAATTGTAATCTACTCAATAGCTCCCGAGCAGTAGAACCTTTATTAGCCAATATTCCTACTCTGACATCTTGATTGAATAGAATATAATGCAATAAATAGGCAATAATTGTAGTAGATTTCCCTGTCTGTCTAGGCATTTTACAAATAACAAAACGATTGTCTACAAATTTATTAACCATTTCCTCTTGGAAATCCCATAAATTAAAATCTACCAATCCCTCATCCACTGCCACAATTTTCATATAATTACGAATAAAATAAATAGGATCTTCTTCGCATTTTACATATTCACTGACTTCATGCTCAGTAAAATTAATTTTTACATTGGATTTCTTTAGTAATGGATTGCCTAGATAATTTACACTATTCATTATTTCTTTATCTCATTAGATGTTATCCATGTTTTAGATGTATGTTCCATTTTTTCGCCTAGATATTCTTGATAAATTTTCAAATTGTAAAAATCCAAATCAACCCACATTATTTTATCTTTATCCGATTTTATCTCTAATATCTGATGTAATCCAAAATTTAGATAATGATTATATTGACTCTTTATCTCTAATATATGATATTGAGGAAAAATCCTTCTCAATTTTATTTCATCCATCTCTGCAAGCATTTTCCTATGCCTATAATTGTGAAAATTACCGTCTTCACTTTTGAATCCAGTGAATATATCTACCTTTTGCATTAATATAGCCCGTAATGATCCATGTTCAATTAATTTAATTGGCTGAGGGCAATAATCCATTTTGAACATATCATATGATAATTGAAACATATCTTCCATATCTTCTTTAGATAATATCAATTCGTTGGATTCGATTTCTGAACCTGGCCAGGATGGCCGATGTAGCCAATTAGGAGCGCCTCCCTCATTGTAGAAAAAAATTTTAAATCCATAATTATTATCATCATTATATAACCATATATTGTAAGCACCACACTTTACATCTTTTATATCATTAGTTTTCCAAAAAGAAGTATAATCATTTTTCGTCAACATTCATCTCTATCCTTCATCAATTTCTGTAGATCTGCAGTTGAACCTATAAATAAAGCATTTTGGATATTAGTATCTCCTTGCTTTACTTCTGCATTTTCAATATCTATTCTTTTTTGCTGTATTTCTAATAGTTGGATATTAGTATCAGTAACAGTTTTTAATAATTGACCAACAACTTCATAGGCTCTTGGGTGATCTGTTTCCTTAGCTACTTCTAATATCCCTTCAACCGCATCCTTGCCTGTATCTAATAATTGATAAAGATTTTCTCTACTTTTTTCATAATCTTCTTTGAATTCATTATCTTTGTTATTATAGTCAGATATAACAGCCAGAGATTTCTCAATCTTTAATTCTACATCATCCACATCTAAAGCATCACTAAAATTTTTATTTCTCATTATGGATTCTCCGTGATAGTAGTTGTTACATCCCATTTGTCATCTGCATCAGCTGTTATAGGATCAGGTTCTTGTACTATTCTGGCTGCTGCAGTTTCTAATACAGTACTGGTTGGACTTTCAAACAAGGTAGATTTGCTACTTAAAATCCATTCAGCTCCGCTTTCTGAACCTCTAATCTTTTCTGTTAAATCAAAAGTATTTTTTATCCCTGTTACTTGTAATACTCTGGTACTACTAGTCCATGAAGTAACCGTAGCTGTAGATGTAGCTAAAAGATATTCTGTTCCTTGAAAAACTACTTCACCGACTCTAAATGTGCCACTACCACCTGTGTTCATAGTAAAATCTGTTACATTTAGATCACTATTAGCATATATTTGTGTAATAGTTTTGGTAATTATATTACTATCTTTACTCGGCCCGTATAAATAACTTTTTACTTCAAAATCCAATGACCAAATAATAAAACGCCTCTCTGTGAAATCACCTTCCCAAGTATCATCCTGTGTTATACTTGATAAAAGCACTGGCATATCATGCTTGACTACATCTCTAATTGTAACTGTAAATTCTGGTGTAAAAAATGGTAAAATTTGTTCTACAACTTTCAGTCCATCTTCAGTAGTCTTAGCAGCTACTGCTAATTGTAAACTCAAATTATAAGGTACTCTTTCATAACGATAAGAAATTCTACTTGCATTGGTAGTAGTAGATGTTGATGCATCTAATGTGGCTGTTTCGCCACTATATTCACCTGTAATTGTTTCACTATCAGTGAAAGTACCAGTTACATCCATTAAAGTAATAGTAGTATTGGTAGGTTGATCAACTACAAAACCTAAAGCACCACTAGTCGCGCCTGTTACCTTTTCACCTGTAATAAATGATCCTGTTGGTATCCCTGCTAAATTTAAAGTGATGTAAACATTACTCATTCTCTGCATAGTATTCAACTTTCTTGTTGAATCATATGATATATCAGTCCATTCATAACTCATTCTAGGCCATGTTTGCTGGACTTCTGTTTCACCATCAAATGTTTGATTCAATCTTTGTACAAATCTTGGCCTAGGGGCATAGGCCAATGGTATCTTAATAGTTTCTACCGTACCATCAGCTTTTTCTCTTTCAATATTAATATTATTGAAAATAGTACCAAAAGCAACTAAAATTTTTCTAATAGATTGATTATAAAAAGTTTTTCCTAGCATTAAAATTCACCAAAGGGATTATCTTCTGTAAAATCTACTATTCCATTATCAGCTGCATTTTCTACTTCAATATTCTGTGCAAATTTATCAGTAGGTAAAGTCAAATCATCAAATGTACTTAATGTCCATGCAGCAGTACCATCAGTAACAGCCGTATCATTTGCAAAATTGCCCTGAATATTCATTACTCTCAATACCCTTGTGCTACTATCCCAACTAACCACTTCGCCTCTAGCTGAAGAATCTGTAGCAGAAGTTCCTTGATATATAGTTGTTCCAGTTGTAAATGTTCCACTGCCACCCGCACTCATAATTAAATCAACACTATAAGAATAAGTGGTTTCAACACTATCAATTGCTGCTACACCTGTAGCTAATTCTTCATCTGAATATTGGAATAAAGCGCATTCAAGTTGATAAGTAAAATTTCTTCCTAATTGAAAAAATGGTATTTGATCCTCTACAAAAGTAATTTCATACAGCTGTGATGAAAATGGCAAATATACCAAGTCACCTTCTCTGGGCTTGGTAAGAGTCGCATCAGCTGCTGTAATAACATCAGTGAATCTACTTTGAGCCATAACTAATTGAACTGTGTCTTTAACCTCAACGCCAAATCTTGAAATTAAATCCCCTTCTCCACCAAATCCTTCTATGGTATCATCACCCAAATGAATTTCAATTGTATAAGAAGTGGTAAAGCTATTTCTTTCTGCATCTTCAAATATAGAATCAATATTATTTTGAGTTCTAGGCAAATAATTTACATCCATACCCATAATCTGAATAGATTCCACTATCAAACTATTCAATAGTGTTCTTTCAGTTGGAGATGTGTTATGTGAAAAGTAACTGCTAGTAGCCATTTTACCCCACTATGAAATTTAATGGTAGTTCAAATGTCAAATGTATTTCTTCTTCTAGTGTTGATATTTCCTCAGTAGCAGCATCTAAAATTGTAGAACCACTATAGGTCAATCCACCAGGCAATGTCATACCATCATATTTAATAAGATTCAAACCCCATTGTTTTTTTATTAAAGATGTTGTGTATCTTTTTAGCCATCTATCATTATATATTTGAGTATATGTTTCTGGATCAAGAATTCTATAACATTCCAGTATCAAATATTCATCCACCTTAATATCATTTGTCCAATCCATATAGATATAAATCCTATCCATATGTCGATTATAATCAAATGGATGTGCTCCTACTAGCATTTTATCAATATCACCTAATCTACTTTGAATCATCCCATATCGAGATAAATTAACATCAGCTAAATCATACAGATCTGTTAAACGCAATTGATAACGTATATCAAACAAATTAGTAGTAGAACTAGACGAAAAAGGAAAAATATTTACAATACCAGTAATGGCATCAGAAACCGATAGATACTTATTAGTTTTATCATCTGCTGTTATTTGATGCTGAACATAAGTTCTTTCTATAGCATCATAATGATAGTCCTGATAAAACTGCAAAGCATTATCTATGGCATCCTGTTCCTGATCCGTACTAATATTAATATCAATCACACCATCACCAAGTTGCCTTTTACAGTAGGATAATAATGTTGCTCTTGAAGTTGGTGCAGCCATTTTTTACCTCTAAACTTCAGTCGGTGGAAGTTCTGTTAATGGAGTTTCTGTTAATTGTTCAACATCACCTTCGCCATTGTTTTCAGCTTGAACAACCGCTTCTAGTGTTCCAGTATCAGTATTTAGATTATACTGTAGATTGGGATCACCACCTTTATCTCTTACCATGTTAGTAATAAAATCTCGTAGATCATTTTCCAATTCGCGCGTAGCGTATTGTTGAGATTCAGTTTTCCTATATCCCCGTTGAATTAAATCAACGTGTGTTTGAATTTGTGTCAATTCATTTGATTCTAATTGTATCTGTTCAGCCATAATATTTTCTCCTAATTTTCATATTACATTGTTATTTATAAGTCTAAGAATGGACAAAACCACTATCAGGTCTTGGTCGAGTCATATCAATATAATCAATTATTAATTTCTTTATATCTTCAATAGTATTGTTTTCAAGTAATCGCTTTTGAGGAATTATAAGTTCTCCTATGAAATCCTTTATAAGAACATTTATGAGTATTTCTCCATTTAACATTAATTTAAAACTATCACTCTCCTCATAAAAAATATTTACATTTTTAAAAAATGAGCTATGATATAAACCAGATAAATCAATAGTACCAATATTTCCCATTTTTAGTTATGAACTTCGGAAAAAGTAGCTTGAGAAAGTTTCGAAACTCCATCAGCATTAGTCCATGTCAAACACGCATATCCAATGTAATTCTGATATTGTGAATATGGAACCTTGCCATACATATATCTTCGTGTAACTGGTGCCTGGCCAGGCACCATAGTTCCCGACCAAGAATTGCCAGTAAAGATATTACTATTATCTGGTGTACCAACTGGTGCCTGTTTCAACCAAGTTAAATGAAGCCTATGCAGCGAAACAGAAAATTGCCAATATTGAGTATTAGTAGAAGTAGCATAAATGGAAACAGTTGTAAAGTATGCATTATAATTAGTGGCTGATCTAGTAGTGCTAGAGCCTGCATGATAACCCTCCTCCATATCTGCATGTAAATTGTAAAAATCACTAAAAGAAATTACACCACTAGTTGGGAGAGTGCCAGTAAACTGATTCTCACTACTAATATTTGGGCCACCTTTATAATATTCACTTATAGCATCTGGTGTTGATCCACCCGCAACATTACGAATATCTGACATTTTTACTGGCGCCCCCGTTAGGTCGTGGTTGGAATCAACAGATGGCATTTGAGTACCATGACTAAAATGATTGGTCTTATTATAATCCATTGGAGCATATATCGGATTTGATATTACCATATACAATTCATCTCCATGATTATAACTTGTTTGTTGTTTGTATTGCAAAAAGCAACAACAGGAATTGAAATTTTCCATTAAGCGCATCTCCCTAGTAATATCTCTACGTGACATGTTAGTCTGTCTATTTGTTTTTGTTGCTTTTCTATAATAGATTGTTGTTCCTTGACTGCTTCTACCAATAATGGTGTAATTTTCTCTGGTTTGACTGTTTTATATTTTTCCTTCCATGACACTTCTCTGCATAACGTTCCTTCAACTGGAGCTTCTCTGACAGCTGTTGGTATTACTTCTTCTAATTCTTGAGCAATAAATCCAACTGTTTTCCCTTCTTCTGTTGGATCAAGTCCAATATTACAATCTTGAATATATTTTCTATTCCATTCAAACTCTACTCCACGAATATTCTTGATCTTCTCTATGGCACCCTGTATAGTAAAAATACTACATTTAAATCTTTTATCAGAAGTAAAGGCTGTAATATCATCTACCATGAACAATGCATTACCACTAATACATCCTGCTTTACTGCCAGCAGTATAAAAATCAAGACAATCATTATCAGTGCCAGGTGATGTTTCAGCTTGAATATATGTATCTTGGTCAACATCCTTGACACCACCTAAAGAGCCCCAATTCGCTCCACTATACCCTTCAAAAGATGACGTTGTGGTATTATATCTAACTTTTCCTTGTGTGTCTGAACCTCTTTCTGAAGTAGTACCAACAGGTAATACTGTTCCACCATCTTCAACTTTAAAAGAAAATGTATTTGATCCATACTTACCTAATGTGACTGTATTATCACAACAGGCTTCCATCACTGGTAATCCTGAAATGTTGTTAGCAGAAAATATTACATCAGAAAAGTCATCGGCTGCTTCTAACAATTGGCCACTGTCACCATGAACTTCTAGCTTCTCATTTGGTGAAGTAGTTCCGATTCCTACGTTGCCAGTACATTTGATTATCATATCTGCTGGTGTTGACCATGCACCAGAAGCACTAAATAACAACCCACAAATAGTAGAATAAGTACTATAGATAATTGACCCACAAACACCTGTACCAAAATTCTGAGTTGTACTGTTGGGGTCGGTACTCCACATTAAACCACCGTTTCCAGCACCAGTATTTACTGGTATGAATATATTACCAGAAGAACCTGTCGCAGCCGTTCCAACTGCTAAATTTTGACAAACAGTTAATGTTTTATTTGGTGAATCAGTTCCGATGCCTACGTTACCAGTTTCACAAATATGCATCAAAGAATACATAGTAATTGCTGTATCAACGGCGGGTTGAGATGCACCACAAGAACCCATAAATGTAATACCACTACCACACATCCTGATAGCACTTCGTGTTGAACTCCATCCATTATGAGATGCCAGATATGTATTATCAGTATCATGCTTTGGCTTCACTCCCCAACCCCATAAAGCACCAGCACCACTGTACTGTATACCAAATGTAGTTATACTTTCTGGATTTGTACCATTATCTGCATAATGATCTCCAAATAATACATAACCATTGGCAGTATTACCTGAAATCACCATCAATGGATTTACACCACTTGTACCATCAACATGTAATTTTGCCCACGGTGTAGCAGTTCCGATTCCTACACACCCAGCTGGGAAAGTAACTGCATCACAAGTAAAATTCCAAACCTGTAACTCTTGCCATCCAGCATTATTACTATACATTACTGCTTTATGATTTCCACTGGAAGATCTTACCGAAAGTGAAAATCTATCATAATCCGCATTAGTACCCATGAATAAATCAGTAGGATTATCAGAAGAACTGTAAAGGCACAATCTTGCTCTACTATTGGTACTTTGTATTTTTACTGTATTCGCACCAGTAGTACAAACTTCTAAATTTGCATCTGGTGAATCAGTTCCGATTCCTACGTTGCCAGCATCAGCTTCTGTCACCATAGCATATTTGGTTGCACCACCAAGATTACATATATGAATACCATAAGAAGTAGCAGGTGTACCACCCCAAGTACCATCTTTTTCTATTCTCATTCCTGTTGCTTTAGTGACTGTTAAATTAGCAGGTGTTTGTCCATAATGTTGATATTGTCCTAAAAACATAACAACATCAGATATAGTAGCATCACCAGCTCCTGATTGGATTGATGTTACATAACTACGTACCCCATGATTACAGCTATGAGTCAATGTATGACCTGAAGTATTAGTCATATTACCAGCATATATATTGCTATATATAGGAACTGATTTGATACCTGTTGTACCATCTGTACCAGATACTTTGGTTTCTTGTGAATGTAATTTGAAATCTGGTGAAGTAGTTCCGATTCCTACGTTGCCATCAACTCTTTTAATAGACAAGGCTGAAACTCCAGTTGAATCAGCATTATGTCGTAATATATCCAACCTTTTATCAGTCGTAGCTGACCTTGCATCATATTGTATAGTGAACCCTTGTGTGTCATCATGCCCTCTAAATTTCACTCCAGCCAGATATTCTCCTACGTCATTACCTTCTGTTTTAATTGAAATGAAATTACTCTGTGCAGAAGTTAGAGAACCGACTGATAATTCATCACTTGGTGAAGCAGTTCCGATTCCTACTTTAGCACTTGTATCAAAGTAAAAATGATCTGTTGAACCTACATAATAAAAATAACCAGTTGATGAATCATCAGTAAATTGAATGCCTGTAATGGCATCAGTAGATTCAATTTTTATACCAACATCCAATATAGTTTTTACATGCAGTGGTAAGTCTGGTGAAGTTTCTCCTATTCCTACGTTGCCACCCATAGGTTGAAGTGCAATGGCATATGCACTAGTAGTAGCATAATTAAATGTTTTATGCCTTCCTTGAATCCAAGTATAATAAGGA